TTAAGGTTTTTATCTGGACCAACTTTACTTGGTTTAGTAACCTTAGCTTGTGCTGCGCCAACTTTCCAGTTGTTATCGCGGTGTGAACCAGAAGCTCCTTTTTCAATTTTAGCGTCTGGACCACCAGCATAACCACCAGCTTCGCCAGTCATTTTGTAGTTCTTTTTAAAGCCTAGCTCGCCGCCGGCTTGCTTTTTGTTTGCCATGTTATTGTCCTTCTTGTGGTTGTTGTGCAGCTTGGTTTTGTTGTTGCTCTAATGCTTGCTGATGCTGCTGATCAGCTTGAGCAGATTGGTGTTGTGCTTGTAAAACTTGCTGTTGTATTTCTTGTTGGTGTTGTTGATTAGCCTGTGCAATCGCTTGCTGGTGCGCTTGATCATTTTGGGCTGCTTGAGCTTGCTGTTGAGCTTGTTGCTGAACTTGTTGGGCTTGTTGTTGGAAAGCCTGTTGTTCTACTGCCAAACCATGCTGGCGAATGTCTCCTTCCGCAGCGCGTACAGCTTCTATGGCTGACATGTCTTGCTCGTGCTCCAACTGCATTTGGAACTGATCAAACTGCTGTCCTGCAGTAATTTGAGCAATACGCTCTTTAGCTGCGTTGTTGATGTTTGCCAGCGCAATGTCTGTGGCATTACGTTGTGCATCAATAGAACTTTGAGTTTGATACTTGGCTTGCAACTCGGCAACTTTTTGTTGCAACTCGGCAACTTTAAGCTGGTATTCTTGTTGAGCTTGTTGTAATTCAGCTTGCATCTTAGCTTGAGTCTCTTGTGTCTTACGTTGAGTCTCTGCCATTTGTGTCTTAAGTAAAACTTGAGCTGTAGGATCGCTGTTCATAGCTTGTTCCTGAGCAGCTTGTTGTCCTTGTTGTACTTTTTGTAACAATGCTTGCAAAGCAGGTTGTGTAGGAGCAAAAATTTGTTGTGCGTCTTGAGAAACCATTTGTGCTGCCAATGCAAGCGCTTGTTGATCTTCTTGGCGTAATGGTCTTTCTTCGTGCAACTTCATTGTATCTTGGCCACCAGAGGCTTTAGCCACATAATTACGCATAGACTGCAAGTAGTGCAATGTCAAATGTTGTTTAATGTGGTTTAATGCTTGTGGGGCAAATTGAGGTCCGATTAGAGGGCTGCCACCATAGTTTGGATCTTGTGCAAACTCAAGGTGAACCTTGATGTGACTTAAGTGATCCTGATCTGGGTAGGCTGCCGCAGGGCGGCCCATGGACATTGCTACGTTCTCCAAGGCGGGGTTAGATTCTTTTACACCCTCTGGATCTGGCAATATCTCATTAATTGCAGGAACTTTTAATTGTTTCAAAACGCGTCGGTGCGCGGCCCTCAAATCGTATAACTGTGGTGCTTGACCAGCCATTTGTAAAACAGCTTGTGCTTGTGCCAATCTTTGAGTTTCTGAGAAAATGTTTGGGTCAGAAACAGGACGAATATCGTTGTTAGATGCAAAATCTCTAACCTCAATCTCTTCTCCAGATTGATTATCCATCTCATCCAAATACCAATGGTTGATACGTGACAAGATTTGTAAAGATTTGGCTTGTGAACGGTGTAAACGTGCATGGATGCTAGAGAATACTTTAGCACCTTGTTCAATCAATGCTTGTGTAGTCCCAACCGGAGTATTGGCATTAGCTTCACCAATTTTTTCTTCTGCAGTTGTTACAACACCCTTAGCGGCATCAGTCAACCATCCTAACAGGTTGTATAAAACGCTAGACGGTTGGTTAAACGGCATTGGCATTGCAATCTTGCGAATGTCATCAATACCAGGAGACGCTTCGATCTCAATTACTTGTGTCGGCTCAATGCGGTCAGACTGGCCTGACATACGGCCAGACTTGAGTTTAAGCATTGTTTGGCTGTTGTTAATGTGTGCTGAATCCAATAATGCGCGAAGAGCACCGGTAAGAGCAGCAGAAAGACCGCCGATAAGGTGAGGTAAGCCAATAGCATAAGCGCCGCGCCAAGGAATGAACTTGAACTCAACCATCCAGTCCAATTTCGTGAGTTTCTCATCGTTTGCTTCCCAGTTTCTATATAAAGCCAATACTTTTTGTGATGATTCGTCAATTGTCAAAATGTATGGAGCGCGTTTGCCTTCTGACTCACTATCATCATCCAAGCGCAAGAAACATGTAATTTCGTAAATACGACGAACGCCGTCAATATTTTTGCTTGTTATTTCTTTGCCTTCAATCTTGTTGTTGGCTTTTTGTGAACGTGTCATATCATCTTGAGGAATCTCAGAGATAATATCCGCGTTTTCTAAATCACGATAAATTCCTTGGTCAATACGACGTAAGTATTCATCTTCAGTAATATCTTGTACTTCTGTTACACGTTGCGCTGTGTAAAAGTTAGTAGATGCGTATGGCAACAAAATGTTGTCAATTGGAATCCATTCTGTAATAGGTCGTTTTTGTTCAAAATCATAGCGCCATTTTAAGAACTGTGATCCACCTAATGGCATTTGAGTGAGCAATTGCTCCATCTCATCACGGTACTCAGGAATTTGCTCAGAAAGCTGCCAGTTCATGAAATTAGACTTGCGGTCTGCAACTTCCATGCGCTTACGATCAGCTTCACCCTTAATTTCAGACTTTACTATGCCATCCGGCGGTAATAACTCTCTAGCACTTGATGCCGCAAAGTCGACACAGGCTTCTGCCATAACTGGATGGACAACTTTAGAAGCACCGTCAAAAGTAGCACCGCCAGGAGCGTCTTTACCCAAACCAGTGCGTCGGAGGCCTTCTTCATATTGTTTATCGCGTTCCTTACGCGCTTCTGTATCGACATCAATGTAGTCCAAATATTCGATTGCTAAAGATGCCAATACTTCTTCATCAAACTCTTCAGCTAGGTTTGAATAAAACTCAGGATTTTTAGATGGGCCTTCTGTTGGCTTGTAGTTAATAATAACGGAGCCATCTTCCAATTCAATAATCTCTTCTTCTGCTTCACCTGATTCTAAACCCAACACATCTTCATAATGGTCGGTTTGTTCTTCTTGGTCCATTCCTTCATCAATCTCTTCGTCTTTTTCACGATTAAGATTTGGAAGGTTAGATCCTTGTTGAATTGGTAATTTTGGTTGTGCCATTTATTCAAAGTCTTTCAATTTAGTTCCTTCAAGAACACTTTTGCCTTGATACGGATCAGTTCTATCTAAATAATCATTTAACGCGTCTGCACCATAGCTAACACCAGTTCCTAAAACTGCTCCTGGTATCCCTGCTCTCATGGCTGCAATATTACCTGCGGCGCCTACTCCAGAAATGGCTGCACCTCTATAATCGCCTCGGTTAAGTCTATCATAAATATTGTTTGCGTCTTCATAAACACCATACGCGTTTAAACCACGGAAAGCTGGTTCTAATGCCCATTTATTAGCAACACCTAATCCTTTTCCTACTCTAGCAACAGCTGGGTGTGAAGCTACTACTGAGCCAGCATTTTTAATTGCATCTTTAATGTTAGAATATTTTGGAATGTATGAAGAATAATCTTGTGGCAGAGATGCTAAACTACCTTCTTTAAAGTGTTGTGGTTCGTGACCATATGCAATCATCATGTGGCGCATTTCGTCAGGGGTCATATGACCGCCTTCAGCTTTGTGGGTTGCTTCAGGATATACGTGAACCAAGTTACCATTCTCATCAATATGAGTACTTAAAGGTTGCAAGTCTGGTGTAGAAGATTGTCTTGGTTTTAATTCAATTGACTTTGTCGCTGGAATGTTGCCATGCAAAATTTCCAACGCGTCATTAAACTCTTGTGGGTATCTGTTCTTGTTACTTTGCAAATAGTATTCAGAAACACCGCGGTCTCGGTTTGCTTGTCTCCAATCTTCCATACCACGAGCTGTGCTAGGGCGATTTCCTAAAAGATCTAACCCTTCACCCGATTCAGTACGCGTTAAGTCTGATGGTGTGTATGGATGTCTTGCTGGGTTGTATTGAGAAACAAGCTGTTCAAATTCTTCTTGTGTTGGGTTACGACCTGTAGCTTGTACAAAGTTGTCTTTCAACATGTCATACACTGTACGTTGGTCTTTACCAAATGCTTTTTGTCCTAATGCGTCTCTTTCGAGTGCTGCACTACGTTGTGCAAAGAAATCTGCGCTTGGTGTTGAGCTTGGTGCCCAAGTAGATTGTGATACTGGCAAATCTTCATTTGGATTTGATCCAGGGTGCATGCCTTCATCAGCTAATCCGTACTCTGTTGTTCTTTCGTGAGGTACTTCTTCAGCAACGTGAGACACTTCCGCCTCAACGTTTGGTGTTGCATGCACATCTTGCGTAATTGGCTTTTGTGATGTGTTTGCTTTTGTTCTGCCAGGCATTACTTGACGAACAGTGAACGGGTCACGCAAGTCGTCAGGTCTTAAAAGGTTAGGATCTTTAGCTAACTGGTAGGCTGCCGCGGATTCTCTAGCTTCAGGAGTCTTCAGCATTGAGTTAGCTGAACTTGCTGCAGGTTTTGAAAATGATGCCGCATGTTGTTCTAATTGAGAAATTTCTTCTGCAGTGGGGGCACGGTTAAACACTTGTCTAAATCGTTTAATAGCACCTTCCAACAACTTAGAAGCGCCAGGTGCAAGTTCTTTAACAACTGAGCTACCAACACTATAATGTGGCAGACCGGCTTTTTCCATAAGAATTTGTTGGGGGGTCTTTATTAAATTTGTCATTATTTTTGTTTTTCCATCCACTTGGCGACAGCTTTTACTTCATCCAGCGTTGCATCTTGTTTTATTTTGTTTGCTCTAAAAGAAATCCAATATACGTTTCCAGATATGTATCCTAACTTTGGATCAAATTTATCTAAAGAAGGAGAAGAATCATCTCCTTTTCCTTTTCGTTCACCCCAAGATAACTCTATTCCTAAAACAGGACATATATCAGGAATATTTTTTAATACTTCGTCTAACTCTATTGTAAAAGGAACATTTTGTCTTTTTGCTTCAGATTTTCGTGTTCTAAAAATAGATTTAGCATGACCTTCTTTAGTTCTAACTTGGTCGTCATGCCATTTTTTAATGCAAATTTTATTCTTTTCTATTTGTTCTTTAGTAGTCCAGTATTCTTTTCCATTTTTATAACTGTTAAATACTAAACCATCTTCACGAACATCACCCTGCTTATATTTTTTCATTTTTAACTCCGATTAGTTGAATTAGTAGAAGGTTAGTCCTTGAATCGGCAAGAACAGGGCTCATGACTTCCCATTTGGCCTTCTATTACTACTTATGCAGCTTTAATTAACTTTTCGCCCTATACCGCATATGGATTATATCTTTGTTTTCTATCATCAGCATAATCATAATCTCGCGGTGGCAAAGGATCTAATTGAATCCATCCACTATCTCTCAGCACTCGTAATGCTTGTGATAGGGCATCTACATAGTCATC